CTATTGATGGATATTCTGCTATTCGTTTATCAACATAAGCCTTTGGGTCTACCCAGTTATTAATGTTAGTCATATTTAATGTTATTTCATTGCCATCAACATCAAAGGCTTTGTCTTCAACTGTTTTTACTGCATTTGAATATAAGGCATATACTGCTTTTGCGTTTATTGTCATACTGCAATCTCCGAAATAGTGATTGATGATACAGACACACCACCAAACATTGCTGAACCACCTCTACCATTAAAAGTTATTGTCCCTGAACCATCACTTCCAGCTCTAACTTTAAATGTTGTTGCTGAAGTTGTACCTGCTGTCATAAAATGTTTAAAACTATTATACTCGCTTTGTCCTGAACCCCTGCCACCAGTAAATATTCCTGCTAAAGCATTGGCTGTACTGTCTTGAAACAAGGCTACCATATAAGTGTTTCCATTGTTTTTATCTAATTGTATAGAAACCTCTATTAATAATTTATTGCTAGAGCTAGTCGGTGTTATAGCTAATGTCATAAACTCATTGCCCTCAGTTTTTTGGGGAATGGTATTATCCAATGCCATAGTCGTAGTTCCAGAAGCTACAGTACCAGTTTGAACATTTACCACTTGAACAATAGCACCAGCGTTATCCCCTACTGGAGTTTGGCTAAATGTTACAACTCCATTACTTGCTATAGATATAGCATCTGTATCACCAACAGTACCAATATTAGTACCATTTCCAATAATCAATCCACCTGTAGCTGTAACAGTTCCACTTGATGCTATAGCACCACCAAATGAACCACCACTTCCTGCACTAACTGAATCATTAACTGAGAACACATCAAAGGATACCATCTCAACTACGTCATCGGCTGTTGCTCCTGCTGCAAGAACTACAGTTGTACCTGTCGTTGCTGTGTAGTCATCACCTGCTTTTAGCTTTACACCATTTTGATACACATCAAGGTACAAGCTATCAACGTAAGTAAGTGTTATACCACTTTCGTCATTGCCACTAAATGAAGTTTGGTTAGATGTGGCTTCATAAACAAATCTTCGTCTTACTCCATTTGAAGGAGACACCCCGATATATGCCATATTTTTTTATTCCTTTGGATACTTATCTTTAACTGCTTTAACTGCTGCAAACCAAGCACCACTTTTGTCACCTTTGTCAGCTATCATATCTTTATATAATAAATCTAATTGCTCTTCTAATCTAGGATACTCTGATACTCGACTACCAACGTAAGCATTAGGATCAACCCATGAATCTACTGCTGATTGGTCTATGTTAACTAAAGTTCCATTTTGATCGTAAGCAACATAATCTCCGTTTACAGATACAACATCTGAATAAAGAGCAAGGATTGCCTTATGAGTATCTGCCATTAACCTGCTACCTCCATTAAAATCATACTTGACCCAAACCTTGCATAACCAGCATTATCTGTATCATTTTCCGAACGATTAATAAAAAAGCTCCCGCTCCCTGCTGATACTATTCCTTGCCATTTGTAAACTAGTTCACTTGTGCTAGATGGAGAGTCTAAAAAAGTAGCTCCACCATGCCCTATTAAATCTGCATGAGGAGTTGAAACACCACAAGTACCTACTATTCTATCACCATTTCCAGTAGCACCCATCATAACAGTTGAACCTCTAAGTAATCTTAATACAGTTCTGTTAGCGTTAACATCTTGTGAGCCATTTATTGTAGCCATAATCATTATTTTATTACTAGTTGAAGATGGTGTTATTGCAGCAGTAAAATCAGTTATGTCTACAAATGAAGTGCTTGTACTTGTAAAGACAGTAGCTTTATGAACAGTAACTACTTGTATAACACTTCCTGTTGCCATATTACCATCAGCAAACTGATTGGTTACAGTTCCAATTCCACTGCCTATTACTTTTGTTAATGCCATCTGTTACTCCTTATGCGTAGGGACTATCGCCTAATACATCTGTATTCCAAGCTGATTTTAATGCACCTATGTTTGCGGCATTTGTAATAGCACTTGCTGCTGGAGCATTTCTTAGTGCGTTCTTTTTTGTAACACTTGCAGCTTGTGCATCACTATTATCTGCTTCAAGTGCCTTCATATAAACTACATCTTCAGCAGCGAGTAGAGGAGCTCTTACTTCTCTAATCTTATCTTTAAATATAACTTTTGATGCCGTTAAATCTTCAGTAATAGTTGAGCCACTTAGCGACCAAGCGTTTCTGAATAATCTGTCTGAAGGTACTGTTGCATCTGCTGTTGCAATAGAATTACCATCTTTATCTATAATATTTGTTGTCATTTAAGCCACCTTTTGTTGTTGTATGGTTAATTCTTCATTAATCTTCCAAGAATTTCGCCATACTCTAGTGCTTGGAAGTTGTGATTTAGTGCATATGACCATTCGTGGTTTATTAGCTTTATCCCAATCTTGCCACACATGCATTGGCAGATCCTTCATAATTAAGTATTCTATTGCCTGTTCTTCTGTCATAGCTTCTATAGGTTTAGTGTTGTGTAACAAGTAACCTCTAGTGTGTTTAGTAAATCCCGGAGCGTTCTCATCTTTCTTTAATTCCCAGTATGCCTCAACTGGAGGTAAAATACCACCCTGTAATGCACAAGCCATCCAATTAGGATCTGGGTGCGTAACCTTTGCAGGTTCATCTGGTGTTTCTGGGTCTTCCCATACTACACAGTATTCTGTTCTAACCATCTCTAGCTTTTCTTTTGCCCAACACAGTCTATCCCATAGATGTGTGCCTTGAAATTCTGGTGTTTCTATTGTCATGCGAGGTCTCCGTTAATTTGTCCTGTATTCTGTGCATCTGTAACAGAACCACCTGTATTACCTACCTTGTTATTAGAAGAACCTGTAGCTCTACTTGAATTAAACACTAGAAATACAGAACCTTCTCCACATACCCCTGAAACAGAATAATTTGCATTAGCAAAAGCATTACTATAATTGTAAGTATAATTACCTGTACCACCATCTGAGCCACTTGATACATTAAAACTATCTGTAAGGGATGCTGCGTTACTAGCTAAATACCATACCTTCGCACTACCATATGCCAAGTAATCTGCATCCACAGATACTGCTGTTCCACTTATCTGTCCACTTGTTGATAATGTATCAAATGCTATTGTTCCGTTTGCCATTATGCTAAGTCTCCTAATGTGTGAACTGTACCAATTCCTACGTCTTGTGTGTTATCAGTCGTATTTTCTATCATTTTGACTGTGCTTGTTGTTATGCTATCTATTGTTAGAAGCCTATCTGTATAACCATCACCACCTGCACAAGTTACAGGTGAATTATTAGCATTTCCAAAATTTGTAGAATACGTTACTGTGTAAGTACCTGCTTCGTGGTCTGTCATACTACCAACATTAAAACTGTCATTTGTGGCAAAACTATCTCCATTAAAATTAACCCAAGCCTTCGCCAACCCTTGCTGAATACTTGTCTGTGCTGAACCCTCACCTCTAATAGTCATAGAGTTTGCACTTGCACTAACGACAGGTGTTGAGCCAATGGTTATGGTTGTTGCAGTGGACTTACCTGTGATTGTGTCTAGGACTACTGTACTCATGCTAAATCTCCGTGTCCTGTTAAATAAACACCACTTATATCAACTAAACCACCATCAGCAGAACCTGTTGAGCCTTTTCTAATTTCAAGTCTAGCTGTTCCTGCTGCTTGTGCACCTATTGGTTTTTGCATAGCGACAGTACCACCTCTTGCGTTTGTAGCAGGGTCTGTTGAACCACCATCAGAAGAAGGAAACGTACCAAATGTTAAACTCTTTTGAGCTGCTCCAGCAAAATCATTTGCCATTGTGCAAGTGTAGTCTCCTGTTCCGTGGTCTGTTCCACTAGTATTATTAAATGAATCTGTAACCCCAAAAGTATCGTGACCTTGAAGATTTACCCACCACTTCGCCAACCCTTGCTGTAAACTTGTAGTAACTGTTCCACCTTCTGCAACTACATTTATAGTGGCAACAGCAGTTACACCTTTTAGTTTATCTATGGCTATCTCTGATGCACCACCACGAGTTAAATAGGTATCTACTTTTAATGTACTCATGTCACCACCAACCTTCCACCATCATTAATGGTCAATGTAATGCCACTATTTACTGTAACTGTACCTGTA